CTCGTGATCAAAACGATCTCTTATAACCGTACATCATATAGTTGCAGTAACCTGGGGGTGGGCCGAAACAAAAATACGCTGGAACATTCGTTAGAAAGGTATCTCCAACTCCATAAGCTGAAGAGGTCGAGGAGTCTAAAACACCAACAACATAACAAATCACAAATCACCGTTCTGTCCAAATGTTAAACCCACCAAACAGCAATTAAAACAATGCACCAACTGAGACGCGCAACTATTCTGCTACTGATGCGTAACTAGATGAGAACGGTTAACCAATTCGTGATGCAAAGACCGAGCACGCGAAGAATGTTTACAAATAATAAAAGAACAATCACAACCACACACCATTGCTTTAAGCTGGTTGCACAGCTCTCAATTAGGTCTGCAATGTCAATATATATGATGAGGGTTTGCGGAAAAAATACCCACAGATAACTGAATCTAACCTCGAGTAATTCAAGTAAGATCTGAAAGGCGTTTCGTTTTCCAGCGTACCTTACGAGCACACGATCGGCTAGCGTAAAGGTTTCTCTGTATACGAGTTGGCTGTATTAGAAACCATCGTCTTAAATGCGTTCAGTGTTAGAGGTTAGACCAAAGAGGCATGTGATGTGTTATTAGAAAAAGGTGACAAGCAATTTAGAGCACACATACAAAACAAATTAGAAACGAGAAGTTAAGAATTATAGGTCGGATATGGTGTCAACGTTTTTAACCTCAGCGGTAAAAAATACAAGTGCTGTGGCCGCAATGGAGATTGTAAACAAATTGCAACAAATGCACGATGTCCACACCCGTACTGTATTAATTGCTTTAATTTCTTCAGTACCAGAAGCTGCCCTGGGTGTTATCAAGATAAAAATTTTGTTTTGAGGCAAGAAGGGTATTATGGCGTCAATGATTAAAAATCACCTGGGAATCGCGCATAGATCACGAAGTTGGATGAGAGTATACACGCTGATCTAAACAACACGAATGCATCATTCAACTCACAAAAAGCTCGTACCACAATTTCTCATGATGTACTATACCATGAGGCCAAGAAAGGCAAATTTACCAACTGGGACATTTAGACCATTACCAACACAATGCCGTATCTTGAGCTGCTTATAACCATATTTGAGGTCAATTGCGGTGTCTTACTTACAAGGCTGGAGTAATCAGACGATAAACACGAGTTCTTTTAAATACTATATTAAGTGTATAGCAAATACATGC